ACGCAGTGGAAAGAAGAAAACCTTATGGTATTTATATATCTCTAACCCCCTAATCCTTGCCTAACGGCCGCCTTCTAACCCTTTATTCAATCCTAAGTCTGAGGGCTAACCCTTTATTCACTGACCCTTTGAGGGGAAGCTAACTGCTAACCCCTTTGTTTAAGCTAGATGATAGACCCAAGTCTCTGGTGGTTATATCCCCCTCTCGATTCGGAAAAACAGAATGGGCAAGATCTCTGGGCAGACATATGTACCTATGCGGACAATTCAATCTTGACGACTGGGACGATTCTGCCACATACATCGTCCTCGATGACTTCGATGTCAAGTTCTTCCCACAGTGGAAGTCCTTTCTGGGATGCCAGCGATGCTTCGTTCTTACAGACAAGTATCGCAAAAAACGAACAGTTCAGTGGGGTAAACCATGTATCTGGCTATGCAATCCTGAATACGATCCTAGAGGAGAGCTGGGAAGACATCGAGAATGGCTTGATTTAAACTGTGTGTTTGTGAGACTGGAAGTTCCTTTATTTATTTAGTCCTCTTTCCAATAAATTTGTCCTCTGTGAAGTACTGTCAAATGATCAGTGGCACTTATATGATCTTGTGCCCATGTTCTCATCACTATATAATACTGACTGTAGTGCGAGCCTTTGCCTGTCGGTCCAAAGAATCTTGGCACACCGTCGATCGTCTCTTGTGTCTCTTGGATTTGGACCGTCTTGTTAAATGGGAACGTGAGTGTCGTATCGATAAACGGGTCTGTCGTAGCAACTCCGAATCCATGCATCTTGAAGTCCCACTTCTTGATAATACTGATATTGTCGGTGTTGAACTTGGTGACAGGGCTAAGGCCTGCAAACTGTCCAGGAGAGGCTGTAACGTCGAAGAATGGTATATTGCCGTTCGGAGCAACCTGCGTTGGGTTGGTTGTGGTAGTCGTCGCGGCTGAGATTGTTTGACCCTCATTGTTAACGTCAGTGTTCGCCGCTGTTACGTCCATCTGAAAATCAGACTTGACAAAGAGTATTTGTACATGGATATCTCCCGCGACCAAGCCTTTCATGTGAAGTCGCCACATGAATTTCCATAGATGGATACGGGACCCATGAATTTGATTCGAGGCACTGCCTTGGGAAAAAGATGCTTGCCACGGTGCGAAAATTCTCATTTCCATTCCTGTTGTTCCATTTCCGCCTGACATGTTGAAAGAAGTTTCTGTGAAATGTTCTTTCATTGTTTCGGCTTTGCGCAGCATAATTCGTTGTACAGACTTCCTAAACCGGCGTCTACGAGCGCTGCGCAAAACACGTTTCACTCTATTTCGACGAACTGGGAATCTGCGACGTCGTCGTCGTCCGAATCGGGTTCGTTTAGCAAATGCCATATTTGGTCGATGAGCTTGCGCAGCAAGTTTAATTCGTTTAGAATCTCTTGGAGTTGCAGGTGGTGTTGGCAGTTGTTTCCTTTTTCGGGATTCAAGACTTTCATCCAACAGGTGTAGGGGATAAATCGTTGCTGCAGTTCCTAATGCAGCGATTCCAACTTGCCAAAGTGCTGACGCCATCGAAAAACATTTCGATGATGACACGTGCTTTTATAGCGGATATAAAGCTCCCGCTTTCCGCTTTCTGGCTGGGTAATATTATCCAGCCAGAATTTCATGCCTTTCCGCTTCAATGCCAAACGAGTCTTTCTCACTTATCCGCGATCTGGCAACTGTACCGCTGAGCAACTTCTACACTTCCTCCGGGATGAAAGAGGTGCACTCTGGTATTGTGTTGCATTGGAACACCATGAGGACGGGGGAAACCATCTTCACGCTTACGCTGAATGGAACGAACGACTCGACGTTCGAGACGAGAGACATTTTGACCTGGATGGACATCACCCTAACGTTCAGTCCGTACGAAACCGCACCAGTGTTCTTAGATACGTCCAAAAGGGCGGCGATTATATCGGAAATTGCGAGGCATCGTCATCTACTACAACCCGCTACGGCGAGATTATTGCAAACTCCAGAGGGCCTGTGGAATTTCTGGATGCTATTGTTCAACACCATCCTCGAGACGCTGTCCTACATTACGAGCGTCTCCAATACTTTGCCGGTGTCAGATGGGGAGACGACAGCGTGGAATACACACCGCAATTCGGTGAATTCACTGAACCATCAGAGATGACGCAGTGGAAAGAAGAAAACCTTATGGTATTTATATATCTCTAACCCCCTAATCCTTGCCTAACGGCCGCCTTCTAACCCTTTATTCAATCCTAAGTCTGAGGGCTAACCCTTTATTCAC